GGAAGCAAACCTCCGTGATGCTGCCACCGAGCTTGAAGGTCTTCGCCAGAACGCTGACAGTCTTGCGATCATCAAGGACGCGAAGAAAAAGGGTGGCCCGCCGATTGGCGACGAGGCGATCAACAACATCGAGAAGATGGTTGGATCGACCGCCGAAGGTCAGTTGCTCGTGGGCTCGCTCCGTGCCCAATCTGCTCTCAAGGCATTGTCTAGTCAGGGACGCAAGGTTGGCGACAACTTCATTGGTGGTTTGGCCTCACGCCTTCCCCTGCTTGAAAAAGTTGCTACGAGCAAGCTCACGCACCTTCTGGGCCTTAGCGGCGCAGCTGGTACAGTGTTGGCCTCCTCAACGCCTATCGTTCAAGGTGCCCTCGCCTCGTTCATCGCAAACCCGATTCCCGTGATTGGCGCTGCGGCTATCCCTGCTGGTCTTTACGGTGGGGCTCGCGCACTCGATGCGATCTCTGGGTCTCGCAACCCGGTGAACCGCTTTGCGTCACGCTTTGCTGATCCCACAATGGGAACGGCTCCTGACGTTGGTGCGCCTTCGATTACGGCCATGGCTAACCAAGCTAAGGCCCGCCAGAACGCTCAAAACGAAGCGTTCCGTGACCTCCGCAATCAACGTTACGATCTGGTCAACCAGACCCTTCAGCAGCGTCTTGAACACACGCCGTCTCTCGTTGAGTCCCGTCTCAACAAGGAAGCGTCTGTGGCTGATGCCAATCGTTCCCGTGCGGCTGTCAATCAGGCCAAAGCTGAATCCATCCCGATCCTTACAGAGGCTCAACAGGGCCTCGTCAACGAAAGGACTGCTACCCAAGCTGAACGTACTAATACGCAACGTGAAGCAACTCGCACTCAGGGTGAACGCACGGCTGCTGCCGCTGCCAACACTGAGACCGTTAAGAAAACTGGCGAGCAAAAGGTAGCAGAGGCGACTGCCCGCAAGGAAGCCGCTCAGTCTCGCGCTCGCGCAGCGAAGCTGAGGGAACAAATTGTACAACTTCGTGCAGAGAAGGCTCAAGCCAGAACCGAAGCAGACAAAGCCTTGGCCGATGCGAAAATCAAATCGGCTAAAGCGAAACTGGCTAAGGAACAGGCGAAGAGCAAAGCTTCAAAGGGTAGCGGAAAAGGAAGCGGCAAGGCAGGCGAGTCTCAGTTTGGAGGCCCTGACCTCACTACTGGCGTAGATGAGGTTCCTGTTTACAACAAGCCCGCTTGGCAAGCTGGTACGCTCCGTCAGAATAACACGTTGCTTTCAGGCATCAACTTGTTCGTGGAAACACGCCACGGTATGTCTAAAAAGCTCAAAGCAGAACTGAGCAACGACCTGTCGGCAATGGGACGGTATAACAACCGTGGTCATGCTCTCAGTATTCTTGAGGATGTAGCTAACAAGCACTCCAAGTACGCATCTGAGATTTACGATCATTTCTATGAAGGTGGTCCTTCTAACCCCGATAACATCATAAATAGATCGTTCACTCATAATACGCCCGAGGAAGCCAATGCAGCAGCAAGAAGGAAACGGAAATAGGAAGAAGCCTTTCGTCATCGAAGAGATTGACGGAAAGCCTCGTATCCGTTCGCTGAACCTCGACGGCACACCACGAAAAGTTAGGGTCGGGAAAGGGAGACATTTCAATCCCAATCCCGATCCTGAAAAGTCAGCAAGGCGTAGAGAGGCCAACAACGCCCTCAACGCCAAGTTGAAAATGATAAAAGATTTGAGCGGTGGGGCTATCAACCCGTACCGCAAAGGTGTCTTCGACGGGCACACTAAAGCCACAGCCGCTCCCATTTGGAAGAAGGCATCCGAAGAAGCCAAAGTAATTGTGAAATACCTAAAGGATAACGACATGGTGGATACGCCAAAAGACGATAAGTACGCTCAGTACGCGGACGAAGCTCTCGAAGCGGCTGTCACTGTGGTCCGCACCCCGGCTAACGAACAGACCCGCATTGCTGCGGCTCGTCTCATTCTGGATTTCACGCGCTCTAAGCCCGTGGCAAAATCTGAGGTCAACGTGAAGACTGCAGAGGATTGGCTCCAGAACGTTATGGAAGACATTAAGAAGGACTAAATGACCAAAGACGCTCTCCTAGAGGTTAGGAAGCGGTTCTTCGAGGACTTTGAGTTTTACGGCAAACACGCCGTCAAGATCAGAACCAAAGAAGGTGCCATCTATCCCCTGAACCTCAACAAGGTCCAAAAGCGGCTTTGGGACGAGATTCAGCGACAGCTTCGGGAGACCGGAAAGGTCCGCATTATCCTTCTCAAAGCCCGTCAGCAGGGTCTCTCGACCTTTGCCTCTGGCTTCAACTATTGGTGGCTCTCTCAGCACCCGGCCTCCAAGGGCATTGTGGTTGCTCACGTTGCCGAGTCCACCAAAGCTCTCTTCGATATGTATCGCCGCATTCACTCCGAATGCCCTGATATGCTGAAGCCCTCGACCCGCTACTCGTCCCGCCGAGAACTGGTGTTCGACAAGCTCGATACGGCTCTCACGGTGGCGACCGCAGGTGGCGATGGTATCGCTCGTGGTGAAACGATCACCCACGCGCATCTCTCAGAGTTGGCCTTCTGGCCCAACGCTACAGCCAACGAAAACCTCAACGCCGTCCTTCAGGCTATCCCGAACACGGCAGGCACCTCGATCATCATCGAGAGTACCGCCAACGGCATGACAGGCCCCTACTACGAGATGTGGCAGGGTGCGGTTAGTGGTGCCAACGGCTACCACGCATTCTTCTCCCCGTGGTTTGAATCGGACGAATACCGTGAGCCATCCCCGGCTGACATGGAATTGTCGCCTGAGGAAGAGGAACTGAAGGCCAAGTTCGGCCTCGACAACGATCAGCTGTACTGGCGCAGACGCAAGATCGCCCAGAACGGTCGTGACCTGTTCATGCAGGAATACCCTGCTACCCCTGAGGAAGCCTTCTTGGCCTCCGGTCGCCCGGTGTTCGTCCCCGAGCAGCTGCACGAAATGATCCGCACGGCTCCTCCGGTCCTCCGCAAGTTGGCTCTTGAGGGTGGTGAATGGAATGAGCATCCCCGTGGTGAACTCACCGTCTATCGCGACCATGACCCGGCTGAGGTCTATTACATTGGCGCTGATATTGGCATGGGAATCAAAGGGGGCGACTATTCGGTCGCTCAGGTCCTTGACGGAAAGAAACGTCAGGTTGCCGTGTGGCGTGGCCTAGTCCACCCAGACTTCTTTGCGGACATTCTGTTCCATCTCGGTCACTTCTACAATGAAGCGACCATTGCCCCTGAAAACAACAATCATGGACTACTCACAGCAATCCGTCTCGGACGAGACCTTGCTTACCCATATGTATGGACTGACGTTTCAGAAGGCAAACTGAACGACCAAGATTCGATCACCATTGGTTTCAGGACCACGGTGAAAACTAAGCCACTAATCATTGACAGGCTTAGGGCTGCACTTCGAGAGGGTGACATGGAGTTATACGACAAGACCACCCTCAGGGAGATGCTTTCGTTCGTCGTTACCGAGAGCGGAAAGATGGAAGCCGAACAGGGCTGCCATGACGATACTGTAATGGCTCTCGCTATTGCCAATCACATACACGAAGGTTCGTTCACACCCATTAAGGTCACTGACGATTACTATTTGGAAGCTATTTGAGGACTCATAGATGGCAAAGAAAATGACGAAGACGGAAGTCAATTCCGTCCTCACAGGCCTTATCGGTCAATCTGTGGGTTGGAACGATAGCAAGCTGGCCCGCGAACGAGCCGACATTCTAGATTACTACAACGGTCGCAAGCCTCAGCAGCAGCACAAGGGCTCATCGAGCTACGTCTCCACGGACGTGTACGACTCGGTTGAAGCCATGAAGGCCCAGCTGCTTGAGACGTTTGCCTCTGGCTACGACATCATGCGGTTCAATCCGGTGGGTCCTGAGGACGTGAAAGCGTCCCGCATCGCCACCGACTACACCCGCTATGTCATCTTCCAGCAGAACAATGGCTACGACATCTTCAGCCAGATCATCCACGATGGTCTGATTGCGCGTGTCGGTGTCGCCAAGGTCTATTGGGATGCCGCTGAGAACACCGTTGAGGAAGAGTTTGATGGTCTGACCGAGCAGGAGGCCAATGGCCTTGTGGCTCGCGATGACGTGGCCGAGATGAAGGCCGAACTCACGCCAACTGGTTACAAGGGTACCCTTCAGAGGGTCGTGAAGGACGCACAGGTCCGCATCGACGTTATCCCGCCCGAAGAGTTCCTGATTGAGACCGATGCGGTGTCACTTGAGGCCTCACGCTTCGCTGCCCATCGCGTTCTCAAGACCCGCTCCGAACTCATCAGAATGGGTTTCGACCCCAAGGTCGTGAAGAAGCTCCCCACCAGCACCCGCACAATGGTGGACTTCAACGCCGAGACCTACAACCGCTTTTACCCGGTTAGCACGGGCATGGGCACCACGGGGATGCAGGACGCAGCTGGCAAGGTCCTCTGCTACGAGTGCTACTGCTACCTCGACATGGACAAGTCGGGTGTCACGAAGCTCTACAAGGTCTTCAAGGCCGCTGAGGAGATTCTGGACATTCAGGAAGTGGACCGCCGTCCCTTCTACCCGTTTGTTCCCCTCCCCGTCCCCCACTCGTTCTGGGGCAACAACTTTGCGGCCCGTGTGGTCCCCATCCAGAATGCCCGCACCGTCCTGATGCGGTCGATCCTCGACCACAGCGCCGTGACCAACGCTCCGCGCTATCAGGTCCTCAAGGGCGGCTTGGTGAACCCACGAGAACTCCTCGACAACCGTCTGGGTGGTCTCGTGAACGTCACGCGCCCGGATGCGGTCACACCGCTCCCGCAGGCTCCGCTCAACCAGTTTGTCTTCCCGACCATCGAGATGCTCGATAAGGATCGTGAGGAGACTACTGGCATTTCGTCGCTCTCTCAGGGCCTCAACAAGGATGCGATCAGTTCTCAGAACTCGCAGGGCCTTGTGGATCAGCTGGTGTCTCTCTCGCAGACCCGCCAGAAGATCATTGCCCGTAACTTCGCCAACAACTTCCTCGTGCCACTCTTCTTCGAGGTCTACCGTCTCGTCATCGAGAACGAGGACCGTCAGAAGATCGTGCAGCTGGCAGGCGATTGGGTTGAAATCGATCCGAAGACGTGGATTGAACGCAAGGACGCTACGGTCGGGTTCTACCTCGGCTACGGCGAACAGGAACGCGAAGCCAACAAGTACATCGAGATGGGAACCCTGTTCAATCAGGACCCGGTTCTCCGTGAGTGCTTTGGCCTTGAGCAGCGTTACAACGCAGCCAAGGACTACCTAAAGGCTCGTGGCATTATGAACGTAGATGACTACCTTATGCCTCCGCAGAATGTTCAGCCTCCGCAGCCCGACCCGATTCAGGTTGCAGAAGTTCAGACTAAGCAGATGCTCGCACAGGCTGCGATGCTTCAGGCTGAGGCTGCTAAGGAGAAGGCTGACGTTGCTGGTATGCTGGCACAGCTGAAGTCGCAGATCGACACGATGAACGCTCAGTTGAATGCGTTCAAAGTGCAGTCTGATGCCCAGCGTAAGGACTTCGATACGGTCAATCGCGTTGACATTGCTCATCGTGAGCTTGCCGCTGCCGAAGCTCTCCCGCCTGAGGACAAGAAGGCTATTTACAGCGCCAATAGCTAAGGAATCAAAATGGGTTTATACGATTATTTCTTTGGCAACGGCGATCCGTATGCTGCTCAGGCGGCACGTCAACAGGCTGAACGTCAAAGGGCTACTGAAGACGAGTATCTTCGCCGCCGATCTCAGATGCGGCTTCCCTATGCTATGCCACCGATGCGTGACAATAGTGTAGGCCCTGCAATTGACGCTCAGATGGCGCAGGATCGAACTGGTATGCCACAGCCTCCCGCTGCGGCTGATATTATGTCTCAGATCATGCGGTCCAATGGTCAGTATGGTCAGGAACAGCGTTTCCGCCCTACGACCCCGCCTGAGTTTCAGAATACGGAACCGGGCTTCTCTGGTGTCACCGGAGGTATCCTTGCGGATGCCCTGCGGCCTCAGGGACGACCCGGTGCCGCTCCTGCGGCTCCCGCTGCCCCTCAGGCTGCTGCCCCTCGTCCTCCGATGGGTAACGTTCCGCTCCCCGTTCCGCGCCCTGCTGACATTGGTCAGCTGCCCGGAGCTACGCCGAACGGCTTCCAGATGAACGAACAGCAGCAGGCTCAGATGAGAGCCTATGCGGACCAGTTTGCTGGTGGTGACATGAGCAAGGTGAACACCCGCCTCATCCGCAACGATGATGGCAGCTACATGCCAGATTTCTACACCAAGGGTCTCCTTAGTGGGCTCTTCGGTGGTGGACAGTAATACGAGAGGGGGCTTCGGCCCCCTTTCATACCCTAGAGGAACCTTTGACAGAAAACGAACTGATTGAACGTGGTATCCGAGCAGAGATTTTGCTCAAGGATGCTACGATGCAGGAAGTTGTCACCGATCTAGTTAATCTACTTCGAGACAGTCTCCTCACAACAAAGCCCGAAGAGAAGGAGCAGCGCGAGCGCATCTACTTCGCTTATCAGGGCCTCAACGATTTAATTGGTCTCTTGAACCAGATGGTGTCCATCCGTTTGGAGATCGAAAAGCAGCGTAACGCTGACGAAGAAAACATTTAAGGACTACTCATGTCACCCATCCAGATGGACGGTGCTACCGAAAACAACCTTAGCATTGAAGATGCTACCGATGCTCTGCTCAAGAAGTGGAGCGACCCGGACGAGGACGCTAATGAGCCATCCGACGAGTCCGAACCTGATAAAGATAATGAAACCGAGCAGGACGTAGAGGACGAAGAGGATTCGACCGACGAGGACGCTGAAGAGCTATCCGAAGAGGACGATGAGGACGAGAACTCGGAGACTGACGAAGACGAAGAAGCAGACGAGAAGCCCAAGAGCAAGAAGCAGCTTACCGATACAGAGATCGTAAAGGTCAAGGTCGCTGGTGAAGAGCTTGAGGTACCTGTCGAGAAGCTGAAACGACTTTACGGTCAGGAAGCCGCTCTTACACAGAAATCACAGGCCGTAGCTGCCAAAGCCAAAGAGGCTGAGGAGCTAGGTGCCCGTTATGTTACTGCCCTCGAACAGATGATGCGTCGAGCGCAGGAACGTGCCGAACCGTTTGCCAAGATTGATTGGCTAGTCGCTGCGAAGAACCTCTCGGAAGACGAGTTGGTGGCCCTGCGTAACGAGGCTTCTCGTCACATCGATGACGTGAAGTTCTACGAGCAGGAACTCAACCAGTTCATGGGACAGGTTCAGCAGCAGCGTCATCAGCAGCTTCAGGCACAGGCGCGTGAGTGCGTCGAGGTCCTGAAGAAGGAAATCCCCGGTTGGAACCAGAAGGTTTACGACGATATTCGTGGCTTTGCCATTGATACGGGTCTCGCCCCCGAAGTCGTTAACAACCTTGTGGACCCGGCAGCCTTCAAGATGCTGCACATGGCGATGCTCTACAAGAAGGGCCAGACTGCCTCGACTAAAAAGGTCGTGAAGGCCCCTAAGAAGATCGTCAAGACCACGGTAAGCGCAGAGACCACAAAGCAGATTATCAAGAACAAGAATACTGATAACGCTACGAACCGTCTCCAGAAGTCCGGGTCTATTGATGACGCTACCGAAGCTTTCTTGGCACGTTGGCAAGCAGAAGATAATTAAGGAAATTAAAGAATGACTCAGTTTACGTCTTACGATCAGGTCGGTAAGAAAGAAGATGTCTCCGACCTCATCTCGAATATCTCTCCCACGAAGGTCCCCTTCCAGACCATGATTGGTTCGGAAAAGGTCACGAACACCCTGTTCCAGTGGCAGGAAGACTCGCTCCGTGCCGTTCAGGTGAACGCTAAGGTCGAAGGCTTCACGGCTTCGGACGCTTCGCTGTCGCCCACCGTCATGCGTAACAACTACACGCAGATTCTCGAAAAGACCATCAAGGTCTCGGATACTGCTGACAGCATCTCGACCTATGGCCGTGCGCGTGAAAGCGCCTATCAGCTGGCTAAGGCTGGCTTCGAGGTCAAGCGTGACCTTGAGTTCGCGATGGTTGGTACGGGTCAGACGGCTGTTGCTGGTGACTCCTCGACGGCTCGTAAGTTCAACGGCTATCAGGCCCAGATCGACACGGCGCTCATCAACTACACGGGCGCTGGCAACGCGCTCACGGAAGATGCGCTCCTGACCACGCTTCAGGAACTCTATGCTGAGGGTGCTGATCCGTCGATCATCATGGTCACGCCTGCGAACTCGGTCGAAGTCGCGAAGTTCGCGAAGGCCGCTGGTCGTTACCGCGAAATTGAGAACGATGGTCGCGCTAACAAGACCATCATCAACGCCGTGGACCTCTACGTCTCGCCGTTCGGTGAACAGCGCGTGGTTCTGAACCGCTTCCAGATGGGTGGTAACTCGGGCGATGCTAACGTCGATACGCTCGTGTTCGACCCGGATATGTGGAAGACCTGTGTGCTGCGTCCGTGGACCCGCGAAACGCTCGCGAAGGACGGCGACAACACCAAGATGATGCTGGTTGGCGAATACTCGCTCAAGCACAAGAACAAGAAGGCTTCGGCTGTTATTCGTAACGGCGCTGCTCCGTAATCTATCTGGGGGACTCTTCGGGGTCCCCCTTTTTTCCTTTAGCGGGATTAGCTCAATGGTAGAGCTATAGTCTTCCAAACTAAGGACGATGGGTTCGATTCCCACATCCCGCTCCATTTTCGATTACTGAAGAATGACAAACAACATCATTGAGTCCAACGTGGACTTTGTTGATGGTGATGGCATCAATAACCTCACCGTCAAACGCTACCAAGACATTCCCCAAGAGTTCCTTGACAGCCTCGCAGAGGACCGCAAGCTTTCCTCCAATCGAGCCGCTGAGTTTCACAAGGCTGCCTCGATCCCTGCGGCCCTACATGAGTTGTGGCTCAGTCAGGGCTACGATTGCACCAAGGAACCGATCAAGAAGACCCTCGCCAAGTTAAAACTTGAGGGCCTCGATTATTTCATCGCGACCGAAAAGAGACTTTAATGAATTACGGACAAGTGAAGGCACAGTTTCAGGCTGTGCTCAATCGACGCGACATTACTCCGACCCTGACGGAAGCGTTCATTAAGAATGCCATTCAGAGAGCGCAGCGTAGCCTTCGTGTCCCTGCGATGGAGAAGAGTGTTGTCGTGTCCTTCCTGAAGGATGATGAGAACATCGATCTCCCCGGCGATCTCTTGCAGCTTATCAATGTGGTCTGGGACCAAGAGGTCCAGTACGAGGCCACGAAGCTGGAGCGTGTGGACCTCCACAACGTTCTCAACCTCCGCAATCAGGTCGGTACGCCTTACGCATACGCCCGACAGGACGGGGCGCTTCTCATCGGCCCGAAACCTTGGGCGGATGGTAACATTCGCATGGACTACTATGCGGACTTCTCTGACCTGTCAGCCGATACGGATTCAAACTGGCTGACCGATATTGCCCCTGACCTCATCGTCTATGGTGCATTGAGCTTTGCCTCTGACTACTATCTCGATAATCGTCGTGACCAGTTTGAAGAGCGTTTCAACAGCGCCATGGCTGAACTGACGAACCAGATGCAGCTAGATGAGCTTAGTGCGGGTGCGGCTATTGCCCCAGCCTATGGCATGAACTTTCAGACTTACTAATTTCAACGGAGGGTTCTTTGGCTAATTCCTCGATGTATGGGCAGAACCCTACGCCGACCGAGTATCGTGACATTGACGAGCTTGTTCAGCTGGCGATAGACGCTTCTGAGCAAGCTATCATCGGCTCTGAAGGTGCAGCTGCTTCGGCTGCTGATGCGGCTAACTCTGCCTCAGCTGCGAACCTTGCAGCCACTAACGCTGCTGCTAGTGCCTCTAGTGCATCTAGCTCCGCATCCTCAGCTGACTCCTCTAAGACAGCTGCTCAGACTGCCGCTACGAATGCTGCGGCTTCCGCCTCTACGGCAAGCACTGCGGCCACCACGGCCACCAACAAGGCTGCGGAAGCGGCCACCTACGCCACAGCTGCATCTAATAGCTCTGCTGCTGCGTCCACCTCGGCCTCCTCTGCGGCTGCCAGCGCCACCTTGGCGACCACCAAGGCTGGCGAAGCCTCGATCTCGGCTACCAATGCCGCTACGAGTGCCTCCACGGCCACTACGCAGGCTTCTGCGGCCTCCACGAGTGCCACGGCAGCTGCTTCCTCCGCTTCGAGTGCAGCGACCTCTGACACGAACGCTGCGGCCTCTGCGATCCTCGCTAACGATTGGGCGACGAAGACCTCTGGCCCTGTGGCTGGCGGTGAGTATTCCGCGAAGTACAACGCCTCGCTGGCTTCTGGCTTCGCCTCGTCTGCCTCGGCTAGTGCCACCTCGGCTTCGACCAGCGCCTCTACGGCGACTACGCAAGCCTCTGCGGCCAGCACCAGCGCGTCAAATGCGGCTACGTCCGCCTCTAATGCTGCAACCAGCGCCACGAACGCAGCCAACTCGGCTACGTCTGCGGCTGCTTCTGCGGCTACGGTGGCCTCGTCTCTGTCGAACTATTACGACAAGACCGCCTCGGATGCCCGCTTCGCTCCTATCGTCCACACCCATACCCTGAGTGCTTTGCTTCAGTCTGGAGCAACCACAGGTCAGGTCATCTCGTGGAACGGTACGGCTTGGGTTCCCACCACGCCTGCCTCTACTGCCGTTACCCTCACGGGTGACGTTACGGGTACTGGCACGGGCACGGTAGCGACCACCCTCGCCTCCTCCGGTGTCACGGCTGGTTCCTACACCAATGCGAACATCACGGTTGACGCTAAGGGTCGTGTGACCTCGGCCTCCAACGGTTCGGCTGGTGGTGTCACGAGCTTCAATACTCGCACGGGTGCTGTCACTCTGACCTCAGCTGATGTCACAGGCGCTCTGACCTTCACCCCGGCCAATAGTGTCCGAAACATCACAGCTGGTACAGGTCTGACAGGCGGTGGTGATCTCTCGGCTGACCGTACTATTGCTCTTGCGAACACAGCTGTAACTGCTGGCTCGTACACGAACGCAAACGTTACGGTTGACGCTCAGGGCCGCATTACTGCTGCCTCGAATGGTATCGCTGGTGGTGCCTCAGGTGGCGGCTCGGATGCAGTCTTCTGGAACAACGATCAGACAATCACGACAAGCTATTCGATCCCTTCGGGTAAGAACGCTGGTACATTCGGCCCGGTAACAATCAACTCCGGTGCTGTCGTTACGGTTCCCTCTGGTAGCACTTGGACGGTGGTATAATGCCTATTAAATTGAAATCTACAGGTGGCGGTGATGTCACCCTCGATGTCCCGTCCACCGCTTCTACTTATACCCTTACGCTCCCTGCCAGCACCGGAACAGTTATTTCAGCTGCTAACTACGGAACCTCTGGTCAGGTTCTAACTTCAAACGGTAGCGGTGTTGTCCCGTCATGGCAGAGCCCTTCTCTTTCATTCGGGTCATCTACGTCATGGGCATCGGTCTCCAGAACAAGTGGGACCACATACACAAACTCCTTGTCCTATCCGATCATGTTTAAAGTTACCGGGGGTATGAACACCAACTTACAAGTCATTGTAAACGGTGTTACCCTGCACAACCTTACTTCGGCTTATTCTAACTACGAAACAGTCTCGGTTATTGTTCCTCCCGGCGCAACCTATAGTTATGTCAACACGAGCCCTGTTGGCACTTGGATTCTGAGCTAAGGAGCCAACATGAAACTTTTCAAAGATAAAGACGGCAACACCTTTGCGTATGAATCGGATGGATCGCAAGACCATCTTATTGATGACACTTTGATCCCGATCACCGAAGACGAGGAAATTGCACTCAATAAGTTGCGGGCAGATGCGCTATTTGCATCTCTGTCTTACAGCGAAAAGCGAAGGAATGAGTACCCGACTATTGGCGACCAGCTAGACGCATTATTCCACGCTGGTGTTTTTCCTCCAGAAATGGCTTCGCGTATTCAAGCCGTAAAAGACAAGTATCCTAAAGGTGGCGCATGAGCACGATTAAAGTAATCAACGCCATCCACCCTTCTGGAACTACCAACAATTTAACGTTTGACGCATCTGGTAACGTTGGTATCGGGACGAGTACGCCAAGCGACAAGATCAATGTAGTTACCAGTTCTGTGAACTCTGGTGTGACCGTTTCTGGATCAACAGACCCGCAGTATTATCTATCTTCGTCTGGTGGCAACACGGCACGATTTAAGATTAACGATACCTCTTCCATGGTTCAGATTGGATCATGGAGTAATATCACAACTGGGTTTTATACAAACGGCTCAGAACGAGCCCGCATCGACTCAGTTGGACGATTTATGGTGGGAACTACTACCGCATCGTCCTCCTTCATCACGATCCCATCTACCGCTGCGTATGACGGCATGAATGTGATTGGGGATGCAACGGGTCTCCGTGGCCTTCTCACGTTTCGTAACCCGAACGGTGTTGTCGGTACCATTACAGCGAGTAGCTCTACTACGACCTACAACACGTCTTCGGATTACCGCCTGAAGTACGATGTGCAACCCATGGCCTCCGGTCTGGCAACCATCTCGGCCCTTAAACCTGTGACCTACAAGTGGAAGGCCGACGATGGAGTTGGTGAGGGTTTTATCGCTCACGAGCTTCAGGAAGTTATTCCGTTGGCAGTTACGGGCGAGAAAGATGCAGTAGACGCTGAGGGTAACATCAAGGCACAAGGCGTGGACTATTCCAAGATCGTTGTCCACCTCGTGGCTGCCATTCAGGAACTCAAGGCTGAAGTCGAAATGCTGAAGGGAGCCAAGTAATGACTGTTACTATCAACGGCTCCGGTACGGCTACCTTTACGGATGCGTCAGGGAATGTGGGGATTGGGACGAGTTCGCCTAGTACACGCTTGACGGTTGAAGGTACGTCCAACATCAAGCACGTTTATACAGGTGCAAATGGTGGTATTCTGTTTGGTCAGTATAACACTAATGGTGACGCACAGATTCAAAACCAATCGACAAGCGGCATCATTGCGTTTGCAACAAATAACAGCGAGCGGGGTCGTTTTGACGCTAGTGGAAACTTCTACTTCAACAGCGGCTACGGCTCGTCGGCTGTTGCTTACGGATGCCGTGCGTGGGCCGCTTACAACGCTATTACGCCAGTGATCAAAAGCAGCGGCGGGGTAAGCAGTATCACCAAGACGTCAACTGGGAATTATGTCGTCAATCTTTCGACAACGATGCCTGACACCAACTACTCCGCAGTAATCAGTCATGTGTTCTGCACAGGCAATACAATGAGTTCCGTCAACCTAGACGATACTGTTTCGTTCACCACGACATCTTTCGGCATCAAGTGCCGCAACCAGTCAAACCAAGTGACAGATTCAGTAGACGTTACCATTGCCGTGTTCCGGTGAGGATTAACATGATTATTTACCCAAACCAAACTGGCGGTATTTGCCTTGTGATCCCCACGGGGGAACTTGCTATCGAAGAGGTGGCTCGCAAAGACGTTCCTGTTGGTGTCCCCTTCCTCTTCGTTACGGCTGACCAACTTCCTGAGAACGATTTCTTTGACGCATGGGAGGCTGATTTCAGCAACCCAGACGGTTACGGCATTGGTGCTGAAGCTTGGTTTGCCGAACAGGAAGCCAAGAAAGCAGCTGAAGAGGTGCCCGCATGATTACCGTGAACATGGACAAGGCTCGCGAGATTCAGCGCAATAAGATGCGTGAGGCCCGTGAGCCCCTCTTCAGGAACCTCGATGTTGCCTACATGGTCGCTATCGAGCGTGGCATGGACACGGCTGAGATCGTCGCCAAGAAGCAGGAGCTTCGGGACGTGACCAAGGACCCGGCGATTGACGCTGCGAAAAACACCGATGAACTCAAGGCCGTCTGGCCGGAAATTCTGGGAGCCAAGCCTTGATTAAAGACCTCATCAACCGAGTGTTCGCACTCCGCGATGCGGCTCATCTGGCACATTGGAACACCAAGTCCTACGCCCAGCATATGGCCCTTGGGGACTTCTACGACTCCGTTGTCGATAAACTCGACTCCATCGTAGAGGCCTACCAAGGCCACTATGGCCTAGTCGGCAAGGTCACTCTCGACGCAGCGATGCGTGGGGACATCATTGACCATATCGGCAAGGAAGGTGCGTGGATCGCCAAGAACCGCGAAGAGATCGCACAGGGCAATGAGATGCTCATCAACATGCTTGATGACCTCTCGGCCCTCTACTCAACAACCTATTACAAGCTAAGAAACCTTTCGTAATGTCCCTTAATGAGTCTTCTGAAAAGAAGCTCAGCGGTGTTCACCCCGACCTCGTAAAAGTAATTCGTAAAGCGGCTGAAATCTCCGACATGGATTTCGTGGTTATCGAGGGGCTTCGGTCCCTTGAACGCCAGAAGCAACTCGTTGCTTCCGGTGCCTCCAAGACAATGAAGTCTCGCCATCTCGATGGACATGCTGTTGACCTCGCCGTGCGCGTTGGGGGCAGCATCAGGTGGGATTGGCCCCTTTATGAAAAGCTTTCCGAGATCGTCAAGAAGGCCGCTGAGCAAGTGAACGTCCCCATTGAGTGGGGCGGAGATTGGACCTCGTTCAAAGACGGTCCTCATTATCAATTACCGTGGAAGGAGTATCCCTGATGTGGGCTACACTACTCCCTGTAC